CCGCAGCAGCCCTAATAATTGGGTCTTGAATAGCAGCGATAGAATATAGAGTCTTGTCAAAAAGTTTATCTGGGCTTAGTTTAGCTAGATCATTCAATGAAACGCCCAAGCGACCAAAGGCTTGTTGTGCGCCTAGTGAACCCTGTGCGGCTTCGCCTACTTTAGATGAGAATGAGGATAAGAACTTACCAGCGTTATCGGCTGAACCCCCATTTTCTGCTAGACCCTTAGAAAGGGCTAGTATAGAGGCTACAGCGACTTCATTGGCTTTGGCAGTATCAGAGATAGCGTCACCGTAAGATAACGCCTTGTAGGTCATTGCAACGAAGGCAGCACTTGCTATCGTCGCGGCTTGCTGTGCATTATGAGCGAATTTTGCGAGACTGCGATCAGCACCCTCGATGCCCTTCTGAAACTCTGCTGAGTCCAGCCCCAGAACTACGCCAAGTCTTGCTAACATTCCCATCATCTACCCCTTAAATATTTTCTTGGGTGCGTTCGGTGCTGCTCTCATATAACTTTGCAAAGCCGTATTAGCGGCTGCGTCTTTTTGTTCCTTCGTCAGCGGTGGATATAAATATTGATACGCCTTCGGTATGATGTCTTGTAGTTTAAAAGCAGTCTGATTTTCAGACCTCATGTAATTATATATCGCGCCAGTCAACGAGCCTAGCACTTCTAACATCCCACGATTCCCGATAAGCCCGTCAGCATACATAATACAAATATCGGTAAAGCGTTCTTCGTCTATGCTGTCAGGATCAGTTCCATTAGCAGTAAGCATCGCTTTTACCTGCCTACGGACTGACCCCGTTATTTTCCCTTTGCTTCCTCGTATCCGGGCGAGACTGTTTCGCTGATACTTTTAATCACCTGTAGTTGGATCGGCAGAGGGAATAACTCATCTATCATCGGATAAGTAATATTAGCCATATCGAAGTCAGGTTCCTCCGGCACTAATAGTCGGAATAGTTCTGTAATACGTTGCTCCAATATTCTTTTGTTTGTTGCCGCCGCCTTCATAGAGTTGCCATCTACTAGAACATCGTCCTCAGTAATATGACAACTCTCACTTTCTTCCAAATCTTTAATCAAATCTTGGTAGTAGATGTCGATGATTTCATCATCGATAACTTCCATCCGAACTTGCATCTCCTCGAATTCTTTTGTAAGCGGCACTTTAACCTTAAAGGTATGACCGCCCAAAGTGAATGAACGAGTCCTGACGCTTTCTTTATGCTTAGCAAACTGTGAACCTAATGCCTTCTCTAGCTTATTCATGTCTTGTCCTTTTATATGTATCGAGATTTGTACTTCCTCATATTTTGCTCGATTAGTGTAGATAAAATATTAAGTACCGCACCCGCTTGCCCTTCTAATGCTGGACGTAGAAATGGAGTTGCCGCCATATTCTTTGTCCCGAACTCTACTGCTGTTGCTCTTGCATCACTTCTGATTCCTGTTTGCTTAGACTTTGTTTTCAAGTTCTTAAATTTCATCTTCGCCAACTTCTTACCCGGAGCCGTTGTCACTATTCCGATCACCGTATCGTAAGGGCTTATGTACTTTGACCGCTTATCCTTACCCGTAGGATTCCTAGCTTCGATCTGTAGAGATGCTGCCAGTGCGCCAGTGTCACGAGGTACTAATGCCTTCGCTTGAGCGAGAACGGGTGACATAGCCTCTCTCACGGACTTCCTGAGAATAAGACTCTGATCTCTAGGCCCAAAGCTAGAAATTAATTCTTTGAATACTTCGTGAAGTTCTCTATGGCCCACGAAAGCAACTTTAACTGAAGCCATTACTCACCCTTTATTACTATCTTTTTATAGATTTCGTTATTCAGAGCGACCGTGTAATCTGCTACCTCCTCCGGCGTCATTGTGTCGGCGTGGTTCTTTGCTATCTCATAGGCTAAATGGATTCCAGCTATCCGCTGCTGCTGGTGGGAGAACCAATTTTTTTGGCCTGAGTTAGCCTGATGAATTATGTATTCGAGGAGTGCTGCGGAATTATTTGTTGTCATATATTGTAGAACCGCCCCGAAGGGCGGCTCATCTCTTAGGTGTTGTTAGACCAGCCGTAGTTCAATCCACCAATAGGATGGATAGTGAATATAAACTTGCTTTCTGCATTAGGCTGCAAGTCCCATTGCAGACCGCCAACCATCCCATTGAAGGCGTAAGCGACGGTATTGACCCCATCATATACAGCGACAACATAAGTGCGAACAACCGTTCCACCATAGCCATCTTGACGGATTTGCAGTTGCGCTGTGTCAGCCGGATTCCAAGCTGCGGTAGTTGTTAGGGAAGTGACCTGATTCTGAGTCGTGATCTTTGCGCCAGTCCTTGCGCCCGCGACCGCGTACGCCGCCACCGCATCATCCGCGCCGAAAGCAGGTACGGCCTCGACAGGAATCTGCATGCCACTCACACCAGTGCCACCCGCAGAAGTTCCAACTATAGCCGCAACTTGTGCAGTCCAGACCGACAGATTGGTTGCAGTTACCGGAGTAGGCGTTGCGCCTGTTTGCATCCAAAGAGTTGCTGTGTATCCGGGTAAGATTTTATTGATAAGTGCCATGATGTTCGCCTTTAATAAGAGTTAAAAAGATTTTGTCTTATGTAGGAATATCCATTGTGCAATCTAGTATTATTTGATTCATGCCAAGCTCGTTGTCATAGGTGTTGTAGAGCCAATGAACGTCTGCCTTAGCAATAAAAAATCCATCTTCAACACTCCCGAACAATCCAGAGTAACCATGCAACTCTTGCAAGAACGTGTTTCCCAGATTGAAGGCATCCGTCATCGCCTTGCAGAATATGGTTGTCTGGAATACCGGGGTATCAATCCCCTTGTTACTTTGCGTTTGTCCAGTATACACTGGTTGATGCACATTTCTTAACTGCCATGTTACAAACTTTTCCTCGGTAGCCCAGTTCCGATTAAAGATAGCGTAAACCGGGACAGGACTAAAGATAGCCGCAAGCTGGTACTGAATTGCCTCTGCATATACAAACGGATTATTTTGGCTCATACTGGCGTCTCCGGGTCGTTGCGATAACAAATAAATGTTACCCTCATCCGATCATTAGATTCCTTTATGTCTGTAATTCTCCAGTCGAATCCACGCCAAGTAATGCTGTATAGGTTCTGATTATCTACCACATCTTTGTTGTTTGGTGTGTAGTTAACCGTGATGTTCACCAAGTCTTGATAGACTCTATATCGCTCACTGATCCGCAGCGAATTAGCAACATCAGCAATAAGCCCCCTCGTCTCGAACCACGGAGTGATAGACGTGGTGTACTCTCCAATGGAGTTGACCCCATTCGATACATTATTAATAATTATATTTTCATATCTTGTGATAGCCATTACATAACCAATGGCTTGTAAGGTCTGAGCAACTGAGATATTCCGAAAGGTAATTCCCTCAGTATCTCACTGGTTGTATTGGAACGGTTGTTATATAGGCTCGTCAATAACAGTAGCCCAGCCTGCTTTATAGTTGGGTAGAACGCTATCGGATTTGCGTTCTGCGTGTAAGTCACCACGACTGGATTTGCCATTGTCTGGTTCAGACTGGTAGGGATTGCCGATACTACAACTCTATTCCCTGTCTGATCGTAGAAATAGTTAGTCGTTGCCAGAGTAATTGGTGCATTACTGTCCACCCCGTAATAGCTGACTGAGTTGACTGTAACTCCTGTCGATCCAATTGATACTTCTGGCAAGTCGAGATAAAGTGCGGAACCATAAACGCCAGAATTGCCGTAGTACACTCGGAACTGCGTACTGAATATAGCCATACCTAAATAATCTTCAATGGCGAATCGAGTTGCTAGTTCGATGCTTTCAAGATAAGCATCCTGAGATTCGTCTTGAAATAGGTTTAACTGCTGCGTAATTTCCTCAAGCGAGAGCCATTGCGTTACCGTATCTCGCGCAATCTGTTCTACTTTCGCATAGTTATACGGATTTCGGTTTGATCCGAAAAACTCCGATAGCGTCATATTTTCGACTGGCATAGTTCACTCCCTATGCTGGACAGACTGCGCGCACACCAGCAAACACATCACGGATGGTAGAACACACCCGCTTCTCTGCGTACAGAGAGATAAATCCGGGCTGATACTGTTCGAGACGTTGAATGCTCATCATCTCGTTATCTGCGATAGTCATAAAGTTATCCCACGCCGCCAGATAGATAGGATAGGTATTCGCCCCATATTGGCTCATATAAGGATTTGGGATGACCGGGAATCCAAAGATACTACATAGCGAACCACCGTCATCATCTCCCGATTCAAAGAGAACAGGGAATCCAGCGGTATCTTTTAATTGCCGGAATAATTGAATAGTATTTGGGTGCATCATCCACGCGGTACAAGGACTCATCCAATACTGAGCGGGTAGCGCGGAAGCTAAAGCGGTCAAGTCATCATATGTAACAACAGTCTTTGACGCCGCAGCAGTTTGTAGCATTGTATGACGGCCATTTGTAACTGCTGATCCACTTGTGCCGAACGATGCCGCCGACGTACTGCCAGCGTAGAGATTCAATCCGCGCAATCCGTCAGCTTGACCTGTTTGAGGGGTTGAGGCTCCGCTTACTTGGTCGTTGTTCAACATCATCGACAAAGCCTCTTGCTGCGCGAATTCTAAAGCTATGTCTGAGACAATGCTTTCATCAAGTCCGTTAATGTCAGACATAATCGCCGTCCGAATAGGAACGACTGCATTGATAGACTTTACAGAGATTTGCCAAAAAGAGGTGGCGTAGTCTCCTACATCATTCTTGACGCTGTAGCCCCACGGATTCGTAGTGCTGGTCTGAACTACTGTAGCGTTACCTGTCTTAACTACAAAGGCTTCTTCCGATCCGATGGTGGCTATTTCACGAACTCCACACATACGAAAGGGGTTGCCATATCTTAATGGTGCAAAGGCTTGATCGTAAATAACACGACCACCGACACCAGTAC